GATCGTAAGCCCTTATATAGTCGTTTGCTGCGGACGCTTCCCAATCCCAAGGTTGGTATATTTCGGCAGAAGACGCAGTCGCAGGAATGTTCAAAGTGTACAAATTAGACGGAGAATCCAATACATCAGGAGACGAAAGATTTATCGAAACTAAAGGCTCGTTAGAGTCTGTTACGATGTAAGTCTGATTTAAATCTGCCACTGTACTACCATAGTAAGCAAGCAGAACCAACAGGTCGGCGGTTCCAATGATGTCATCCCCGTTTACGTCTGGAGAACCTAGTGAGTAATTGATTGAGCTTGAGCTGTTTATGGCAGATAAAAGTTCTTCAGCTAACAAAGAAGAAATGTCTGAAAAGCTTACAGTTCCGTTTCCGTCAGTTTGAAGGACAAACCCAGTAGCGCCGTCAAGCTTTGGCATTGTATATCCCGACTCAACAAATCCTGAAGCTGCATCTCCTACAATGATTCTCCCATCAGTTATGGAAGAAACAAGACCTTCAGGTCCAGTAGCTCCAATAGGTCCTTCAGGCCCAGTAGCTCCTTGAATACCTTGAGGTCCTTCTGGACCAGTGACCCCTTGAATGCCTTCTGGACCAGTAGCTCCAATAGATCCTTCAGGTCCAGTAGCCCCTTGAATGCCCTGCGGCCCTTCAGGACCCGTAGCCCCTTGAATGCCTTGAGGTCCCTCTGGACCCGTAGCCCCTTGAATGCCTTGCGGCCCTTGCGGTCCAGTAGCGCCTTGAATACCTTGAGGCCCTTCTGGACCAGTAGATCCTTGAGGCCCTTGAGGACCCGTAACCCCCTGAATACCTTGAGGCCCATCTGGTCCTGTAGCTCCTTGAATGCCTTGAGGTCCATCTGGTCCTGTAGCTCCTTGCGGACCTTCGGGTCCAGTAGCGCCAGTAGGCCCTATTATTGCGCTAGTAGCTACTTCATTCCAAGAAGAAGTTTCCCCCCAATCTGTTGCTGGGTCTCCTACGAATATGTAATACTTATCCTCATTCTTTAAATAGCTTAGATATCCTTCTGATCTCAATGATGAGTTCAAAAGGTCTCTACTTGTTGAGTTATCAAAAACACCAAACCCAACTATTTGATTTTCAGTAGCGTCAAGTATAGCCGCTTCTGGGTTATTGTGTGATACTGGTCCTGGAAATATTGGCATCTTAGTACTTTATTGTTATTTGCTGCCCCTCAGCAAATGCTTTTGAAGAATTACTCCTGTAGAATCGATATGCTATTGTTGCGTTATACGAGTTTGTAACGTTGTAAGTGCCATAATCCGTAAAATCTGACAAAACGCTAGTCGCTGCTAACAGTATATCTGCAAGATCACCATAAAGGTTTGGGTATATCACCCATGTATAATTTCCAGCCGTATCCATAGCTTGATCAGCCGAAAATACCGAATTAGTGGTCCCTGATGCCAGTGCGCTATATGCACTACTAACACTATCCCACAATGCCTGCGCTTCGGTGTTATTAGCAACATCATCAATGTTAGAGCCTCCAGCTTTAAATCTATACCACCAAGTAACTGAGGATGAGGTTCTGTTTATCGTTTGGTTTTTAGTGTTTTGAGCAGACACTGTAAACGATAAAGAACCAGTTGTGGATTTAGTATAGTCCGTTTCAAGACCACTTGCCGTATATGGAGAAGTCTTTGAGTAGCCCGTTACTATGTTTGAATAATTGTCGTTCCTTCTTATAGATATTGTATTGTCGTTAACGTTAGCTATGTTTGAAAGACTCCAAGAGTAATTCCCATTTAAGTTAATCGTTTGTCCGATTTCTTTAGTAATCGTTGAAAACGGAACTGAAAAAATAATGAAAGCAGGGTACTGGTATGGATAAAACAGCCCATCAAAAAGCGAATTCAAAGTGACTTCACTAAAAGTAGTCCCTGCATCAAAAGCGCCAACAGACTCAGGCATCGCAGTTGAATTCGTGTAAGTAAAATCTGGTCCAGTGGCTCCTTGAGGGCCTGTAGCGCCTTGAATTCCAGAAGGCCCTTCAGGTCCAGTCGCTCCTTGCGGTCCCGTAGCCCCAGCAGGTCCAGGGACAGTAGAGTCTGCTCCTTGAGGTCCAGTGGCTCCTTGAGGGCCTTGAGGACCTTCTGGTCCAGTAGCTCCTTGAATCCCTTGAGGACCTGTAGCACCTTGCGAACCTTCGGGTCCAGTAGCTCCCGTATCACCTTGCGGACCAGTAGATCCAGTAGGTCCAGGTACAACAGAGTCGGCTCCCTGTGGGCCTGTGGCCCCCTGTGGGCCAGTAGCTCCATCCGCTCCTCTTATTCCAAAATAAAAAGAGTAGCTTTCACCATTTGTAAATGACAATCCAGAAAGCCCCGACCCACCAGTAGATGATGTTACTCTACTACCAGCAAACGGGGTTATAATTGGTTCTACATTGACACCACCAGAAAAAATAGTTTCAACGTCTCCATTCACATCATATCCAGAAATTATCAAAAATGGATCTTCTGTCGCAAGGCTTAAAAACAATTGAGACCCATAAAAAGACAATGAAGGAGTGCCAGACGACTCATAATTAAAATCGCCTTCTTGTAGGTTCGCAAAAATGTCGTTATTTGTGAAGATCTGCCCAGCGGTAAGACCATCCACGCCTGTAGGCCCCTGCGGTCCAGTAGCTCCTTGAGGACCTTCAGGCCCAGTAGCTCCCTGCGGCCCTTCAGGGCCAGTAGACCCTTGAGGTCCTTCAGGCCCAGTGGCCCCTTGCTGGCCTTCAGGCCCAGTGGCCCCTTGAATCCCTTGTTGACCTTCGGGTCCAGTAGCTCCTTGAGCGCCTGCAGGACCTTCGGGTCCAGTAGCTCCTTGAATACCTTGCGGTCCAGTAACGCCTTGTGGCCCTTCAGGTCCAGTCGCTCCTGTATCACCTTGAGGACCTGTAGCTCCTTGATTTCCCTGCGGTCCTTGAAGTCCAGTAGCTCCTGTAGCCCCAACCTCTCCATTAGTCCCTGACGGTCCTGTAGCGCCTACAGGACCAGCAGGACCCTCTGGTCCTGTAGCTCCTATAGGCCCAGTAGCACCATCAACGCCTTCCGCGTTAACAAGAACCCAATTAGATGTGTTTTCCCAGTTAGCATCTTCCGTGTCTGCTCCTTGATAAAAGTAAACTGAAGGACCATCACCCATAAGGGCTATGTATGGGGTGTCTCTGTTTTTGGATGACAGAGCGTCCCTTGCGCTAACTGAGTCAAACTTGCCAATCCCCTTTACCTGTCCTAAAGACAAAGGAATAAGGTTGTCGCCTATTCCGCTTCTTTGTAGTATACCGTCAAATTCAGGCATATTATTCGTTGTTTGTTATGTAACTGCTACTACCTCTTAACGCCGTACCTTTTAATGTATCTATTATTCTAAGCACATGATAATCCACTTTGTTCGTTTCGTCTCCAAACTGAACAGTCAAAGGCCAGTCTGATTTTATTAAATAGTAATCACCTAATTCTCCAACAGGCTGTATTACTTGGCTTGTTCCAGTTGGACCATTGTGATAAAAGTCAATGTTTGGATTACTCGTTCCTGTTATGTCTTGACCAGAGAAATAGTAAGACGGAACAAAAACATAAATGTAGTCTTCAATTTGCTGAGTAACTGGTATCTCAAGGTACGCCTCTAGCTGTGTTGTTTTTGTCGGATCTATATCCCCCGAAGCTGTTATTACCTCGGCTATATTCGTCACTCCGTTGACAGTTATTCCAGTAGATCCGTCGTAAATAGCTTGAACCTGTGCAATAGTTGATGCATCATCAACCAAATTAGGGGAAAGAACTTGTCTGACGTTTATTCTGTTTACGGTGTAACTGCCCGAATCTGTATCACAGGTAGTGCTGCTGTCATTGACGTATGGCCTTCTATCGTCCCATATTTTAACTTGGTAGGTGTTGCTGTCGCCTATAGCAACGTTTCCATCGTCATAATCCCTTGTTATGTAAGGGGTGTAAGAACCGATAATTGAAAGGCCGCTTAAGTCAACGTCCTCTACAGGAGATCCATTTTTCAATATTTGAGCCCGATCAAGAGGCACTTGGCTATTGTCTTGTTTAACTCTAAATGTCAATCTTGATCTTCCGTTATACAGCTGTCTGTTCGAATTAGTTTCTCCGCTCCCTGAAGCATAATCTAGCCTAGAAAGAGAAAAGTCCGTTATGTCAGGCGCATTATAAGATGGAGTGTAAGACAGTATTGAACTTTCAGTTACTTGTTCTGTTTTTGAGTCCTCAGCAGTAACCTTAAAGTAAATATGCTCTGTAGTAGGGTTTTCTTGAGCAAAAGCAAAATCGTATGTAAACGAATAAGTATACTGAACCGTACCTGGCCCGCTAACCGTCTCGGTGTGTATTACATCTGCTTCTTGAAACGAATTACTTCCTATCTTTTTGTAAAACTTGAAGATTATTTCTCCACCAAGAGCATCATTTACGTTTTCTATGCTAGCTGTTATAGACCCAGAAGCGCCTGATATTGGGGTTGTTGAATATTGAACGCTAGATGGTGACAAGGATATACTGGGTGCTGATATTTGACCAGCTTGAGAAAGGACCTCTTGTATTATTTGAAGCGCTGTTTTGGTGTTTTGCTCAGAAGCGTCTATTATGTCTCCGTGTTTAAGCTTTCCAAAAATATACTCACCCTCAGCGTCAGGTACAAATACCTGTAATGGAACGCTTATGACTTCTGTAGGCGCTGGAGACCCAGCTGGACCTACAGGACCAGTAGCTCCTTTTAAAGTTTCAAAAAACTCTTCTTGCGTTCCGCCTTGGTTTTCTTTTAACCATACTTCAAAAACAGAATCACCAAGATCACCTTTAGGCCCTGTAGCGCCATCGTCACCTTTAGGCCCTGTAGCGCCCGTGTCGCCCTTGTTGCCTGGAACTCCTGTAGCTCCTTGAGGTCCTTCGGGTCCTCTTGGTCCAGGCAGCCCTTGAGGACCTGTAGAACCAACAGGTCCAGACGGACCTTCAGGACCAGACGGACCTTCAGGGCCTGTGGCTCCGTCATCACCTGCAGGACCTTTTAATCCAAAGTAAAAAGCGTAGCTCTGACCCTCTGTAAACGTCAAATTCTGAAGTCCAGTCCCACCTCCAGCAGCTGTTATTACAGTATTGTTCGGATTTGTCGTAGCGCTAACGGCAACATTGCCAGAAAAAATAGTTTCAAAACCTCCATTGCCATCAGGTCCAGAAATTATCAAAAATGGATTTTCTAACGCCAAATTAAAAAACAGCTGAACACCCCCAAAAGACAATGAAGGAGTGCCAGAGCCCTCGTAATAAAACTCACCGTTTTGCAGGCCCGTAAGAGTATTTTTGTTAGTGAAAATTTGACCAGCGGCAAACCCATCTTTACCAGAATCTCCTTGCGGCCCAGTAGCTCCAGTAGGTCCAACAGGTCCAGGAACTGTAGAATCTAAACCTTGAGGACCTGTAGCCCCAGTAGGGCCAGCAGGTCCAGGAACTGTGGAATCTAAACCTTTAGGACCTGTAGCCCCTTGAGGACCTTCAGGCCCTTGAGGGCCTGTAACTCCAGGAATGCCTTCAGGCCCAGTAGCTCCTGCCTGACCCGTAGGGCCAGTTCCACCTTGAGGGCCTTGAGGTCCTGTGGCTCCAGTGGCCCCTATAGGACCTTCAGGTCCTTGCTCACCTTGAGGACCGCCGCCAACTGGAACAAAAGCTGGATTTACGGTAATGTTTTGATCCGTAGACTTCAGAACCTTTACGGTCTGACTTTCTGGAGCCGTTACATTAACGTTGTTTAGATTCGGTATAGTAACCTTTATTTCCATCAGATAGTGATGTCTTCGTTTACCTTAAACGTGCCGTAAAGCCAAGTTGTTACAACGCCTGACAAGTCAGACTGAAAATCATACACATATAGTCCAGAGTCAATACCCTCCATCGTTGTAGCATCGATCACAATATCTATAACGTTGTTTTCTTCTGAGTTTATTACAATCCCGCTGCCTGTCGATATCCCTATGGTAGCTGTAGCATCGTCAGAATTTCCATGAAGATCATATGGTCGAACTTGCATTTTAAAGCTATGTGACGAAACGTTCATAGGCAGACCCAAAGAGTCTGTCATAGTAATCGACATAGAAAACGTATCCCCTTTTCTACAAACGACATCTACTCTCTTTGCTATATCTAAGTTTATTGTAGCGCTCATTGACCTATTATTTGATTGATCATTTCTTCTGGATTGACTTGCTGTTCGGTAGCCTCAGCAGAACCTTTCAGCTCGCCTCTATTGCCGTCTCGTTGAGAGATAAGTTTGCTTTGCTCTACAGCTTGCTTCTTCACTCTCTCATCTTTTCTGTCGTCTTTTTCAGTCTCTATTTGCTTCTTGAACTCCTGCTCATTCATCTTCATTCCGACTGTTGAGCTAGCTCTTATCATCTCTATCTCTTTTTTTAAAGAGTATTCAAGTTGCATTCTCTCCATCTCCATCTGATGCTCCATTTGCTTCATTTGAGCATCTATCTGGGCCTTCATTTGCATCTCCTGTTGCGCTGCTTGAGACGCTGCCATAGCAGACTGCTGCTGAACCTGAGCTTGCATCTGAGAGTTTTGCTGAGCTATTTGCTGATTCATAGCAATCCTCTTCTTTCTTCTCACAATAAGAAGTCGTTCAGCTTGGTTTACATCTTTGAGCTGTCTTATCGCTATAGCGTCTTCAATGTCTAGCTCTTTTTGAGACAGCGCAACCTGAATGTTTTGCTCTAGATATTGTTTCTCTATCTCCTCCATGTCTTTGACTACAGTAACGCCAAAATTGTACATGTAGAGATTGCTAAAAGAAGTCAGGACTTTTACGTTCTCCTCACCAATAGCATTTTCATACATCTTGTATATAGCCGAGTTTGGAGGTAGTATCTGAAGGCATTTTACTACATCAGAACAAACATACTTATACAGCAGCATTGCCGAGTTTGTAATGTCATATATAGCGTTATTACCAGCCGATATTGCTTGCTGGCGAACACCGACAAGCTGATCACCTTTAGGAGAGCTGCCATCCATAGCCTCGTTAATACCAGTTGTGTCTCGTATCAGCCCAAGGTAGTGGTTGTACAGCGCAATCATCTCGTTGATGTTGCGGATGCTGTTATTTATCTCCCTGATCGGAGGGTTTTGGAATCCACCCTCTGGGTTTTTGCTTCTGTAGTAGAAGACACCAGTTTGCTCGTATATGTCGTGCAGCTCTAGAGGCTGAAGATCACCGCCTTTTCCTAATTGAACGTTTTCAAGACCTTCAATGTCAATTATGATTCCGTCTGGCTTTGCTTTCGCTACGGCTTGCTGTATCTTTAAGTGAGTAATCTGGAGCTGGTCTGCAAAACCTATACAGCTATCCACCATAGACTTCGGCATCATTTCGGACAGGTTCGTTGCCGTAACCGAGTATGACATTTTAGCCTTTGAAATGTCGTATATATTCTTGGGTATGTTGGTCTTTTTGCCGTAGTTGAACATAAAGTCAGTCCCCACGATGTAAACGCCTCCGTAAACGACCTCATTATTCATCTTAGAGACCTCTCTGCTAAACACAGAGTTCTCTGGCTTCTTGTAGTCGTACCCCTTGTAAAAGAAATTCTTGTTTCCGTACCTATTCTCTTTGTCTTCAAAGATCATAGTATCAACAGAGACAAACTCAAAATCCAAAACCTCAATAGAGAACTCGTCATAACCGTATATGTTCCTGTTCGAGTTTCTATCAAATTGAGTCTGATGCAGTTTTGCTGCGTCGTTGTTGAACTTAGTCCTAGCGTTTGTAGCTATTTCTTTGTACTGTTCTTCTGTGAACTGATCGCCAGCCAATCTCTTTAGCTCCTGTATTGTTATTACTCTAATCTCTCCCGCGTAAGTAAGGTCGCTAAAGTTAGGGTCTTCAGTGAAGCTATGAACAAAGTTTACTGGGTCTACGTATCTCGGTCTAATGCCGTAGTTGGGGTCGTTGTCACGCTTAACTACAGCCATCCCAACTGTAGCCATGTCATTGACATTCCTTCTAAAAATCTGGTCGTTGAAATCACTCCAGGTTAGCGTCAAGTTTGTTGCTATCTGAGCTGCTATCTCAGAAGATGACTTTATGTTAGACCCAATGAAAATTTCAGCCTCCTCAAGAGTTTCTGGAATGTCTTCAACCTTTCCTCCAATCTCTACACCTGTTTTTTCCTTTACTTTTTGAAGCTGCTTTTTTGTTTTTACAAGCATCTCAGTCTTTCTCTTCTCTTGATCTTTTTCTGAAGAGGAAAGCGGGTCAACAGCCTCCAGGTTTGGATATGGCGACTGCGACAAGATTTTGTTTACTACAATGCGAACAAACTTTGGGAGTATTGGAACTGGAGTAAAGTCAAGGTTCAGCATGCTTCCATCTCCGTTGTTAGGATCGGAAGAATTTAGCAGCTGTCTGTATATGGTTGTGTCTTGATTTCCTGTGGCGTATTTTCTGTCCTTTTCGAACTTCTTATATCGCTTGGTATACAATGAGCTTGAGTCTTGGTGACCGCCCCATTGATTCATCACTGCTTTCGCAAACTGTAATCCATACCCCGAAGACCTTTTAGTTTCTTCAGAGCATAATGGGTCAGGAAATCCAGTAGGTTTATAGTTTTTTGATCCGTTCGTCATTACAGACTACACTTTCCGCAAATATAGTAAATTCAGGAGTGGTACTCTGTGAGCTTGTATTTTCTAAAAAACTTCTTGTCTTCAAAAGAAACCTTCTTTACTTCTTTGTGATTTTGAGCGGCAAGCAAAGCTAATCCAGAACTTATTGTCAAGTCGTACTTAGTTCTTTTGTCTATCTTAAATCCAATCCAGTCTTCCAGGGTCCTGTTGAAATACATGTTTCCAATATCATCAGTGTCTGGTTTGATGCCGACGTGATTATGTATGTATGACTCTATTGCCTGTGCGTGAGCTTGGATAACATCCTGAGAGTTTGATGGTATTCCTTTAGTCTTCACATTCACAGAAGATGATGTAGACATGAGATGTTTTGGTCTGTCTAGCACATATCCATCATATCCTCTACTCTCGAAATACCTAACAATTCCGTATTTGTTGTTCTCTATAAGCAAAGGCCACCCATAGTACACCGCGCACATAAGAACATCCTCATAAAATATACTTGCCAGGTCTGGTCTAGAAGCATACTCTACTACAAACATGTTTGAAGGAGGACTCATGCTAAACTTCTTGTACATGTGAAGCGCACCTTTTGATCCTCTCCCGTCTAAGGTTTGATCAAGGTCATATGAGTCAACTCCACCGACACCAACCCCAACATTTCCTGGAGACTTCTTTCCTTTTAACTCTACTATCTTATTCCTGTCTTCTGGATCTGGATGCCAAGTAACCCTAAACCTTCCCTTTACGTCTGGAGAAAAAACCACCTCTTTGTCTTTCTCCTTCCATATAAAGTTGCCTCTGACTACGGGATTAGGGTACATATTGTTGTTAAAGTCTATCTGCTGATAGATCTTACCGATATTGAAAATGCTGCCCTCTATACTATCTCTAAATGCTTCTTCCTCCGTAAAAGGGAACTGTCTAACAACCTCATTCAGTTCTTTAGGATCATGCTTGAGACTGTTTCTTTCATTCTTTAGATATGTCTTTGCGCCAATTGAAACCTCCATACCGTCAAGCCCTTCTACTGGTATCTCTGGATCCTCTATTATGGGGTTGCCATACTTGTCAAAAAATCCTTCTAGAGCTTCGTAAGCTGGAATGAATATTCTGTAAAGACCTGATCTCGTTCTTCCGTTAGCGTTCCTTTGAGAAGGGTCCGAGTCCTCCCACAACGTCCTGTACTCTTTACCACCCTTATCCATAGGGTTTACCGTACTGCCCACCAAAGCCTTTCCCACCACCTTACGGCCCACAATAAGACACGTTCTTTGGATCCGCCAGGCTTCACGTATGTCAGAAGGTTTTTCCCATTTTCCAGCTTCGTCAAGGTATAGCATATGAAGCTTTTCACCGTCATAAGCGTTGTTCGTTGTATTTTTCCAGTTTATTATGGTGTTCAGCGCTTCACCAAAGTTCGAAGTCTTGTTTGACTTAGTAATCCTTTTTGATGGCTCTCTAAAGGCAAGCTCCATACGCGGGTTTGTAGTACCGTCCTGAATAGGCTTGAAGAAGAATGGATAGCTTTTAAAGATAGTCACCACCTTCTTCATGAAGATGTTTTCCTGAGCGTCTTTACCAGTTTTCGACTGTATTCCAAGAAGTTTGTCTTTAACTTGAGTAGCTTCGTCATTAACCACAGAAGAACAGACGTTAGTGTAGCCAGAACGCCGACACTTAGTATAAAGCTGACCGATACAGCGAGGATCAGCTTCACACGCAGCCATGTGTAGAAATATTTCACGTTGAAAGGATAAGTAGGACGGGTAGCCAATATCAATCTTACTCCACTGGAGGAACATGTAGTGTCGCCCCGTAATATACGTAGGCTCCCCGTTATTGTAAAACCAAACACCTTTGCGACGGCGCTTAAACTCCTCTTCGATATATGGAGAGAAGCGATCACGGAACTCCTTTGGCTTCTCATACCATTCGTCCATGCTTCTAATCCTACGTAAGTCTTCTGGCATAGGTATCCTTTCCCACATCTGCATAGATTGGGGCTTGTCGTAGAAAAGAATTTCTTTTTTAGGCGGCTGTTTTGGTAGCACAATGAGAAGCCCGTGGAGTTCAATATGTTCCCCCACCTCGCCATCAGGATCAAGAACGATGGCTTTATCTTCGTAATCTTCAAGATCAATTAAATTCATTTAGACAAAGATAGCTCAATCTCTGGAAGCCAATATTTGTCTATTACATGCTTCCATTCTCTCTCTGGAATAACCTCGTCATAAACGTCATCAACATACTTCTTCAGTATCTTTTTATCTGAGTTGAGGTACTTTAATATCTCAGCTGCCTCCTCAACAGTATCGAATGTTTTTACGGAGCTATACTCGGGAACAATGCCAACCTTAGTTGAAATGAAAGGAAGTTTCATAGCAGCGCATTCTAAAAAAGCCGTAGGGAGTCCTTCGCTTACGCTAGTACAGATTATAGCGTCTACATCTTTATATATATAGCTTCCGCACAAAAAGTGCTTCCCGTATACAGTTTTTCCATCAATTTTAGAGGTGTCACACACCTTATTGAACACGTCTGGCCTTTTTACTTCGTTATATTCATCATTATAAGAACGGCTAACAAATCCTAATCTAGTTATTCTATCTACCCTTCTTTTTTTCCAAAACGAAGTGTCTACCCCGATAGGAAGTAAACCACATTTCAAGTTGTATTTTTTTTCAGTAGAAATGCAAATTTCATTGTTTATACCGTACACCTTATTAACGTGAGACAAATTAAAATTTTTGTTAAACGCACTGGAGTTCAAGAATGGATCGCAATGAAAAACTCCAATAATCTCTGAGCTAACATTGTATCCCATTTGCTCAAACTCATATAAATCTACTGTTCCGATTGCTAAATCACACCAGTCCAGCCCCTTTTGTATTTCTTTTGAATCAGACCAGTTAAAAAATCTGCAATCAAACGAGTCTATATTATTGAACATGTGGTAGTGAATTGACCCTAAAGACCATTTTGGGTCACCTATGTATGCTATCTTATAACTCATACCATCCTTTTCCTTGAAACACGTTAATTACGTCTTGAAAGTATTTCTCATACATTGGGGCTACATTTTCTAGAGAAAACTTTTCTCCGTGCTTTCTGCATGTTTCGTAGTCTATCTCCCCGTTTATCACCTTTGTAGTTGCGTACACGAAGTCAGCAAACGTCCTGCATCGATATCCAGTAACGTCGTTTATGTTATTCTCAACAAAAGCGCCCCAGTCAGTAGTTATTGTGGGTGTTCCGCAGAGTAAGCTTTCTATCTGTACACCTCCAAATGGCTCAATGTACATAGATGGGACGTAGCACCCCATAGCTTTTTTCATTAGCTCTTTCCTCTCTTCAATTCCAACATACCCTACGTACTCTACGTGATCTGGGAAAGAATCAGCTGTATATCCGTCTCCAAGTTGTCCAGCTATCTTGAGCTTCAACCCTAGAAGCTCTGTAACCTGTATCGCGATGTGAACCCCCTTTCCTTCGTAAACCCTACCAATAAATAGCATGTAATCGTCTTTTTTGTCAGACCACTCAAAATCTTTTAGGTCGAAGTAGTTTGGGATGACTACACCGTACCAGTCTGGCTTGCAATTTGAAACACTTTGCTTTCCAGATAGAGCATGCATGAGAGCGTAAGACTCAAAAACTCTGAAGCTAGAAAATGTGTCAGCATAACCAATGCCTGGTTCAATAATGATCATGTCGTTATGTGCGTCCGTAATAGCTTTATGACCAAGCCCCCAAAATGGCAGAAGAATGTCAAGCGGTTTTTTTCGGTTCCTTATATCAATGATTGCGTTCCAATAGAACTCTTTGTAAGCCTTGTCCTCAGTGTTGTACTTAAAGAACTTGCTCTTGTAGTCGTGATCTCCGTATACCTCATTCCATGTGTCTCTACTTAAGACAGGGACGTGTTCTGTGCAGATGACTTTAGAGTCTTCGTGACCATAGTGAATTACTTCGTGACCTCTTTCAGTCATCATTTTGCAGAATTTTAACACTTTCTGCGTGTATGCGCATGCAGAGAAATCCTCTGACGTTACGGTGTGAGGCACTCCAAGAGCGTGAAATCTAAACTTCATTAGTAGCTACTTCCGTTTTTGTTCATCCGACCTAAAGACGGAACTCCTTCTTTTGGTGTGGTGTTGATCATAATTCCTCCGCAGTCACATTCTGCTTCAGGAGAATACACTTCACCTTCTTTGACCTTTATGGTCAGTCTGTCTACGTACTTTTCTTTTCCGCAGTCTTGGCACGATAGATTAGGCATTGTATTAAATTTAGAGCTTCCGATAGGACTCGAACCTACAACCTGCTGAGTACAAATCAGCTGCTCTACCAATTGAGCTACGGAAGCTTGTACATGTTTTGTACTCCCGCTTGGACTCGAACCAAGGACCGACAGCTTAGAAGGCTGTTGCTCTATCCAACTGAGCTACGGGAGCATGAACGAAATATAGTGCATTAAGTTCATTAAAGGACCTTAATGCATGAGATATGCATCATTATTTAATCATTACCGAAGATGATTGGAAGCTCCTTCGAAAGGTACGACCTCACTTCTTTAGCCACAAGCTGAATCTCCTTCTGAGCGTGTTCGTCGTCACGAAGTTCAA